CGTGATGCCAATACCGTCCTGGACCGTGTTATCCACGTTAAACCGGGCATCAAGGAAGGTTCTCAATACGCGGGTGTCTGCATGGTATGGCCTGATAATGGTCTGATAGCGATTCTCCACCACCACATCTAGGACGCTGGTTAATGTTGGATCAGTGGCACCACCTGTCATTGCAGTAACGGAATGGCCAACACCGGCAACCGTACCGGAGATGCTGATGCCGATATCATTACCCAAGGTGCCATCATTATCGGCGGTCATGGTCACAGTGCCGATTGCATTTGCTGCGGTAGTCGGACAGTCAAGATCAGCTAGGATAGCGGCCTCGATCGCATCACCGATGACCGTAGCACTGTCGCCAGAGGCAACAGCAATACTGTACTTATGATTCTTTTCAGAACCGATAATCACCTCAAGCGTGCCGGCCTCTGTTGATGGGCCAGCTATAACAATAGTTCCGGTGGCTGCTGTACCGGCCGCATCATCGAGGCCAATGGCATCCATGATGGTAATCTGATTTTCTTTTTTGGCGGCTCGGACCATGCCGGCCAGCATTGAATTCTGTCCGAATAATGTATCCTCAGAATTATCATTCGGAATATTTTCTTGTAACGCGCCAGAAACAGCGGAGCCAGCTGCAACCTGTTGGCCAATGAGTAAAACTTTCTGAACGGTATTTTCCACCGCTTGCGAAGCATTGACGATGTTTACCGTTACTTTTGGTTGCGCCACGATGGTCATTGTTCAGTCTCCTGATGTTATTTAGGAATTTGGCTTATTTAGATTTCGGTTTGCTGGATTTTTCAGCTGGGTCGGATTTTTCTTTTTCAGGCTTCTCTGCCGCCTTTTCTTCTGGCTCGACGATTTCACAGCATTGATCAGTTTCCGCATCTTTTAACCGTCGACGCCATATATGATTTAATGGAATCCCTGTCTCATCAGCATCAACATCAACAATGGTTCCTGGCTTATGATCGCCGAATATTTTATTTACTTGGATTTTTAATATTGTGTTCATATTTTCACCTTTCAGAGTATAGCACCTGATGATTATGGCAAATATATACCATATAAATAAATGGATGAATATTTTAAATTGTTAATTCGCCCACACCAGCCAGATAATTAATCACTTTCGCTCTTGTTGCAGCATCATGTGCGGCAGCAAATACAATGATTTCTTTTACCTCGATATTAGACCAAGAGCCCGTGCCCGCTCCATTCGAGCCGAGCGTGAAACCATTCATACCATTAACATGAGCGTTCCCTGTAATCGGAGGAGCGTTATTTAGCTGTAATAAACTTGATGTACTATTAAATATTACAGAAACTACATTATATGTATCCACTACAGGAGAAACAGAACCAGGCATAGACAGTCCTGCACTTATAATAATTTCAGGGGAGGCTCCAAATTGATCTACAAACCCCAGCCCTGTTGTTTGGCCATCATACCAGAAGTCAGTAATTGTCCATGTTTTCTGATTTATTAGAACATAGATAGTTTCGGGCTGAACTAGAGTAAAGGCATCTGCTTTAAGAAAGTTATCTACACCATCAAATAATATTGATCCGTCACCCTGTTTAGCGGGTCGATTAGTATCCGTAGCTTGTTTTAAATGATTACCATTGCCGCTTGCATCATCCCACTGTGAAACACCTGAGCCTGTGACAGTGATTCCTTGATTGTAGCGTGTCCAGAGCTTCAGCCCCGGCAATTCAGGTGGTAAAAAACTATCAGGATCTTCATCTAAATCAATATTTGCCGTGAGCGGATCTTCTCTAGTGCCAAGATCAATCGTCATATTCGAAATAATATCTCTAAAGGCTACAGATTCATCGTAACCGATTGTGTCATCGAATGTAATATCAGCCGTTGATTCGAAGTTATAGGAGTGGAGATAAAAAGCAGTGTTGTAAGCAGTAAATCCATGGTCAACAAATTGGGATGGATTCTGTGCACCGACAAATAGCTGAGAATCAAACTTTTTGAATAATACTGACCGGCAAATAGGCCTTAGCAAATCCTCAGCTTCATCCCTGGCAGCCCTCGCAGCAATCTCTGTCTTGGTAGGTATCGCCACAACAATAGTGAAAGGCTGGATTATCTGCTGCCTGAATTCATTTCCACGCTGTTGATTATCGGTAGCGTCTGATTCGATTTTTCGGCTTTTTGAGGCAAATACATCGCCCAATACCACAAATGCCCAATATTCATCCTGCGCCTGTTTAGTATAAGCATCGACAATGCGATCAATCGATATGGCGCCGGATATCCTGGGCTCAGTCTTTGCCTTGATGGTACCGGCCGCTGGTGAGAATAGCGTGGTATCGGTTATCTCATATGTGAATGATGTGGGTGATGGAACGGTGTCGACTTCCTTCAGGCCATTATATTGCTTGAGGAATGATGACCCGTTGAGCAATAATGGGCTTCCTGTTGCCACAGTGGCGCCGGAATCGTCCATAGTAAAGGTAATCGTGCGACGATTTGGGACAGTTAAAACAGTGAATGTCCCGTTGAATTCAGCCTCAGTCGACCCAGAAAGTTCAACATCAGCGCTGAAATTCTCGGTCATATCATGATCAGAATCAGAAATTAGAGTGCCAATAACACCTGCCCGGATAAGCGTGCCAATAGAAATTGGGGTTTTCGCGCCAGTTATTATTGCTTGCTTGCCGACAACTAGGCCGTGGGCTGCACTGGTAACTGCTGTGACGGTGGTTCCGCTACGGGTCAGGCTGGTGATATCAAAATTCGTTGTGAATTTATCAGAGAAGTTTGGCAGCGCAATAGCCAGTTGCTGGATTATTGATTCTGCTTTCATCGGGTTAGCTTCTCAAACATCTGGCCAACATACAATTCACTGCTCCTGTTTACTTGCTTGACTGCTATCTCCAATGAGGGCCTTGGCTTCATGCGCATTGTGCCATCTTCCACAAACTTGGCATAATCCGGAGCCGGGCCAATTACACCATAGCCGAATTCAAGATTTTTAGAGCCGGTAACTTTCCATCCGAGACTTCTCCGTAGATTTCCTGATCTATTTGCGTGGCTCTCGCCTGGAGCGCTTGCTTTATGCCTGCGACGCCTACCGGATCGGCCTCGAGTAACATAAACCTTGCCACCTTTGGGTTTGCTGAGAATATTTTTATTTGCGGTGGACTTCAAATCCTTGCCCAGCATGAAGAAACCCTGCCTGATTGATCGACGGGTAAGATCACCCAAGTTATCGATCTTGGCATAGACGGTCTTATTTTTCGGATCTTCTTTGAATTGAACACTCATAATTTACCTAATGGTATATATTTATTCCATTATGAAAATATTAATCATTTTATTTAGCATCTGCCTGATAATTTCTGGTTGCGCATCAAAACCCAGTCCCCGCGGTAAACTTTATTGGGCTGATTCTGCGTTGATTATAGCTGATGGTATTTCCACTTCCAGAGCCAGACACAATGGAGCCGTTGAAACTGGATATACTGCTGTTCGGACAATTGGTAGACGCCCTTCTGATACCCAGATAATCGGCTTTACTGTTGCCAATCTTCTTGTTTTAGAATCCTCTCGTTATTGGAATTCTGATTTAAGAATGGGGTATCAGTGGTCAATATTAATCACCCGTCCAGGAATAATTTACTCAAATTTCAGCATCGGTTTTGATTAATTATCTGCCGAGACCAAAGCCTCCCATAATCATTCCCTAATTCATTTTTTAATATGCTCATTTTTACGCCTTAGTGGCCTCTATAGTTTTGGCGCCGCGTTCCGCACAAGTTAGCTTCATGAATTCTTTTCGTCCATCATAATCCTCTGGTTTGAGAATATCGAACCGCCTCGAATCCCAAGTTATCCAGGTTTCTGCGGTGACACTGGCATCAAAACGGATATAAAAATGATGCGTAATATCCGTTTCCGTATTAACCGAATCAAAGAAGGTTTTTCCATTTACGGTCTCTACTGCCGCCCATACTGTAGCAATATTAGTAAAGTCCTCGCCGAAATCAACGCTACCAAATAATGGTTCACCGATGCCCCTATCCTGCAGAAGAATCTGCTCATCCATATCACCAATGCAGATTTGGCGTTTCTTACGTTGGATTTTTTGACATTTAGGCATTAGAAATTCTCATCCCATTCAACAACGATTTTGACCACTGAATTGACGCCTCCTGTTGCCTGAGCCCCGGCAATAGTAATAAATTCAGTTGGCTCTAGTGGGAAATCTACAGCCTTATCTTTATCAGCACCAGTCGACACAGGAAAAGCTTCTATAATTTCACCACCCGTCAAAGCAGTGGCACTTACATCAAATAATGCAACAGATTCTCCTGCATTGTGATCATCAAAATCAGCACCTATCAATGTTGTACCGCGAATAACTTGAATAATTACAGGCTTACCAGAATCAACAATAACGGATATTTCTTTAAGCCTCATCCTCACACGGTTTAATTTACCGGCAAATACACCATTATTGTGCAATGTGATTGCAGGGACAATTGCTGTTGATGTAAATGTAATATCAACAATATGAACATGTCTAATTACTGGATCTGGTTTTTCCCCATGAATAAAGCCACCCATGGATGAGCTGTATAAAATAATATTTGTTGTATTTGATGTATTTTCTGCAATTGCGCAGATCGGTAATGTTGGATTATTTAGTGAAGGAGTAAGATTGGCATTAGCATATTCGATCACATGAACTAAAATATATTTCCTGCTAACTGGATGCTTGATGAAAAACGCCATGGCATCAAATCCAAGCCATCCGAACACAACCTGAAAAATATTTCCTGTTAATGGATCAAGTGTTATTCCGCTAGGACTATTTGATGGATCCGTCGACTGCAAGAATCTATCATCAGACCATGTTGTTTGAGGCACCCAATCTTCAACAGTTGGAGTAATTCCGGCTAACTTTTGAGCGCTGACTCCTACAGCAGTGGTGGCTCCTGAGAGACTGTATGTGCCATTCCTGGGCTGTGAATTGTACGATATGAAGTTAACCGTATCGCCATTAGGAATGGCCTTCCATCCACGACCTAAATTTGAATAATCATGTGCCGCTATCTCATTTGCCGTTATGGTTACATCGCCTGAATTAGTAACGGCAACCGTTGCATCTGCATCCCCATCTAAAGTAATAGTTATATTTTCATCAGTCGTACTTCCAACGGTAACCTGGATAGATCGTATTTCTGGATTTCCACCTTTTCGCCTGAAAACACCGAAGTCAGTATCATCGAAGCCAAAGCCAAGAAAATCACCGCTATCACCAATACCAATAATTTGATTAGAACCAACTGCTGGCGGAGTGAATATAGCAGTGAATCTCGCGCACACTCCGATACCCGCATAATATTTAACTGGGACTCTTGTAAATAATTCAGCAGATTGATTGGCCGCCGCCCCTGTTGAAAGCTTCATTCGGTTAGCGTCGACCGATGCACTTCCATGATTCAACCGTGTGCATACAAGTTCTGGATGAAGATTATAAGAAAAATCAACATTAACAACTGGTGTTAATTGAGCCGTTATTAAATCATCAAATGCTGTTTTTGTAAGTTGAGGATCAACCGGTAGAGGCTTATCAGACGTGACAATAACTGATGCTGGCACATTGAGAGTTTTTATTACTCTAGCCCAAATTTTCTCCTGTACAGGCAAAGAAAACCGCTATTCTCCACCTGCGTTATATCGATGACCTTTATTTAAATAAGCATCTGGCTTTGTTTTTGCTATTAAATAAAGAATATATTGATCTGTGTGATTGGTGAAAAAACCATACTTAACGCTAGAGGATATATCCGTCCAGTCAGCGTTCGTGATAGAAATAATCACACTATCGGCCATTGTTAGATCCTAGATATACGAAATTGGTCGTAAATTGCATCGGCGCCAGAATCTTTTCCAGCAGACTTCGTATCGCAGTCGCCGCGATTGGTGTACAGATAAGCAATATGGCGATACAGGGCGTCTTTAATTTGGTTTATGTTTCGGTAGGCAATAGTTGTAAAAATTATTTCGACACCATGTTCAATATCATCCAGATCGGTTGGCCAGTCCTGATCCTCTTTTAAGAGAATTTCTGCGCACTGGACACCTTCCTTCAGGTAATAAACTGTGCTGGCAATGGTGGCAAGTGTATTGCTGACGATATATTTGACGGTGGTGATGGCATCAATCGGATTGCGATTAAGCACGATGCGATCAGCGAAAGCATCAATCAATAATGTCCATGTTTGTACGCGAAAAGCCCGGCCTGTATATGCCTCACCGTATTCAGTTGCTGAATCAATCAAAATCTGAATGAGTCCATCATCAGCAGACGATGAAAGCTTTAGATATGACTTCACATCATCGAGACAGGCCGGGCTTTTTTG